ATGGAAATTAACGATATATTTAAACTAATAGACGCGGGATTTACAAAAGAAGACATTATAGAAATGTCTAAACCTGTAGAAACGGTTGCGGATGTTTCGCAGGCGAAGTCTGAAACCATAACGCCGGAGGTGAAGACTGAATCAATAACGCCGGAAGAACCCCATTTTGAAAATATGGATTATATAAAAGCTTTGCAGAAGAGTATTGACGATTTGAAGAAAACAATTATTGCAACTAATCAGTTACGCGATTTGGGCGGAGAAAAGAATAATACTATAGATGATATAAATGATTATATTATTAACGGAAGGAATAAGAAATAATGGCAAGTGTAAATGAATTAAATTTTAACCAAGTATCGACGCTTTTAACATCTATTGTCAAGCAGGCTACAGGACAGAGCGTACTAACTCCTACAAATACAAGCGATTTTGTTTCAGTAGCGACAACAGCGTTAAAGAACGGAACAGACCCTGTTATGTCAGCAATAACACAAATGGTATCACGTACTATATTTTCGATTAGACCATATTCTGAAAAATTTAAGGGTTTAAGAGTGTCTTCGGAACGTTGGGGCAATATTGTCCGCAAACTCAATATCGCCGATGGAGCATATATTGATGATACAGCATTTGCTTTGCCAGAGGATGGGCAGAGTGTAGACATGTACAAACTCCGCCGGCCAAACATTTTGCAGACTAACTTCTATGGCGCGAATGTGTTCAGTATTGAACGGTCATATTTTAGGGAACAGTTGGAGTGTGCATTCACTTCACCGGAAGAGTTGGCAAGCTTCTACAGCATGGTAACCGGTAATATTATGGATATGATAGAGACAGCACATGAAAACCTTAAACGCGCAACTCTTTCTAACCTCATCGGCGGAATTGTGTCCGGCGGGGGTGACGAACAGAAAGTTCATTTGCTGACTGAATATAACGTAAAGACCGGCGGGAAATATACAGCGGTAACCATTATGGCTCCGGATGTATACCCCGATTTCATGAAATTTGTATATGCTCGAATAGCTACAGTTTCAGCGCTTCTTACAGAACGTTTACAGCTTCATCATATCAATGTTACGGGCAAAGCTATTACACGTCATACACCTTATGAAAACCAGAGATTGTATATGTATGCTCCGGCAATGTATGAAAGCACAGCTCGCGCAATAGCCGATACTTATCATGACACATTCCTGCGTTATGCTGACCATGAAACTGTTAATTTCTGGCAGGCTGTAGATACTCCGGACACTATTAATGTTACCCCGTCGTATCTCAAGGCTGACGGAACTATTACTACGCCAAGTAATGCAGTGTCGGTTCCGAAGGTGTTCGCTCTTCTTTGTGATGAGGAAAGCTGCGGAATGACAGTATGCAATGAATGGAGCGCAACAAGTCCGCTCAATATTTCAGGCGGTTATTATAATGTTGCATGGCATTTTACGGATAGATTTTGGAATGACTTTACCGAAAATGCCGTAGTATTTACAATGGATTGATAGTATGAAAGTTACGTTATATTCAGGATTTGGAAAGCGGAATAATTCCACTAAAACCCCCACAGGGGGGACTGTCTATACCGGAACGCTAAAAGATAATTGTACAATATTAAAACCTATCATTATCTTTCAGGCTGCCGGGGCGGATGATTATTTCCCTGAAAGCTATCCTGCAAGCTATAATTACGCATATATTGATGCTTTTGAGAGATATTATTTTGTGACGGAATGGGAATGGGCGGAACGGAATTGGATTGCAACACTTGAAGTTGACCCTCTGGCAACATATAAAGGTGATATTGGAACAGGTACACATTATGTCGAGCGTTGCAGCGGAACATTTAACGGACGTATTGTTGATACTGTATATCCTGTTTTAACTAATCCTACTGTCAATATAACCGATATTGACTCACCATGGATTAATGAAACTTATTATATTGTGGGTATAAGTGGTGGTGGAGGTTCAACAGGGATCACTTACTATATTTTTTCATCCTCTCAATATTCAGCATTCATTCAAAATATTTATAATAGTAATTCGTGGTGGAATGCTTCAACGGCAGATATTACTTACGACCCCTCAATATTCAATCCGCTGGATTTTATAAAATCAATAAGATTGTACAGAAGTTCATTTGGCGGAACTGTGGTAAACAGTGTAAATATGGGATATTGGAGCGTGCCTGCCACATGTAGGATAATATCTGATACACAAGCATATTCAAGCGTGCAAAGAAAAATCACATTGCCACAACATCCGCAGACTACAAGTCGGGGAAGCTATGTAAATTCAGATTTATATACTAAGCGTATATTATCAGTTAAACCCTTTGGTAAGATTCCTTTGGATTGCAGTTTAATTGCTAATGAAACGTCTATTAAAATTTATATTGGTATTGACGCATATTCCGGCCGGGGGTGGTTACGTGTGTCTAATGGTTCAAATTCTATGATAATTGCGGAGGCAGAGGCGCAGATAGGCGTTGATGTTTTACTTAATGTTCAGGCCGTATCGGAACTTTCACGAGCAACAGCGATAGTTAATTCAGCTTCAAGTATTATTAGCACAGTAACAGGAAGAGGGTCGAATATGACTATCGAAACAGGCGTTAGTAACTGGGCGGCAATTGCCGGAGTGCCGCTTATTCGTGAGACTGGAACAGGTGGGGATTTAGCAACATTTTCTTTTGCTGAAAGTAATAGATTATGTTCAGCATTTTATTCAATAGCTGATGAATATAATTCGGAGTTTGGCCGTCCATATTGCGCACCGGCGGTATTAAGCAATGTAGGAGGTTTTATTAAGTGTGCAAATGCGAAAGTAGAATTCCCATGTCTTGCACCGGAGCGTGAAAAAATTGAAGGATATTTGAATGGGGGATTTTTCTATGAATAGTGTGCCGTATTCATACGGTAACATCATGCTTGAAACGGCACCTGTTACGCCGTCAACAATACATGTAACGAATACCGCGTTGTCAGCATTTTTCAGACGTTATTTATTTTCTGATTTATTAAGTGTTTGGGAATGGGAAATCCCGGAGAATTGGGATAGCAATTATTTCAAAGCTGTACTATTCTCATGGGGGTATTTTGCAGTTATTGATACTCCAGCATTTGGTATAATTCCACAACAGGCCGGGTTAAAGGGATATAATGTACAATATCAACCTACTAATGCTGTAATTTCTAATCCGAGAATCAATCAAATACTTGAACCTTTAATCGGTGAAGAATGCGCAGTAATCAGAATACGTCCCGATTATTGCGGCATGCTTGACATTGTTAATTATTATGGCGATATGATGGCGTTAACTGCGGAAACACTCGATACAAATATACTGAATTCAAAGCTTGCTTATGTCTTCGCTTCTGATAATAAAGCCGGAGCAGAAACATTTAAGAAGTTTATGGATAAAATTGCCAGCGGCGAGCCAGCGGCATTTATAGATAAAAATCTATTTGATGAAGAACATAACCCCCACTGGGTAAAGTTTAATAATGAAATTCAAAATAATTTCATAGCAAATGATTTACACGGACTTCTTAAAAATTTGTATAATGATTTTCTTAATCGAATAGGCATACCTACTGCAAATACTGATAAAAAAGAACGACTTATAACATCGGAGGTTGAAGCTAATACACAGCAGTCGTTCTCCGCAATGGATATGAGTTTAAAGGAAGTTCAGCGAGGTATTGATCAGGCTATAGAAATATTCCCTGAACTTGAGGGTAATCTGTCGGTTAAATGGAGGGTAGAAGTTAATGGACGCTTGTCTTTCAATAATGGGGATAGTCAATTCAACACTTCCGACAACAGCGGATTTTGAGGATTTAGCTTCAAAATTTAAAAGCTGGTTTAATGTATCCAGTAGTTGGATGACGACACAACTCGCCGGATATATTCTTATAAATACTGCGGAGCTTGAATTCATATTTCCCGACCCTAAATTTGCTGAAATTGCTATTAGTGCATGGGCTCAAGTAAATGATGTGAGATTTACGGAATTATATAATACCACTACTGCGGAATTCTATAATTCGTTTGAACCTCTTGAAAATTACAATATGGAAGAGACAACTACGCAAAAAGATACTAACACTGGAACTGACACGCATACACACAGTGGCGGGACAACCAATGAAGATAGTATTACGACTAATGATACCGGAACAGTATCAGACAGCGGGAATGCTAGTCGTGACGGAACTACTACGCATAAAGTATCGGCATTTAATTCCACGGCATTAGCGGACGCGCATAGTGACACTGATAATTTTAGTACTACTTCTACTAATACCAGAACTGACAATTTAACACATACAACCACAGAGGAACACACATTTAAGGATACACAAAAGCTTGATATTAGCAGAAATGATGTGTTAAATCGTACAGTAACGCTAAGTCGTCATGGAAACATCGGAGTAACTACAAGTCAGCAGATGGCGCAAAGTCAAAGAGACTTAGTTATGTTTGATTTTAATAAATATGTATGTGACGAATTTAAAAATGAGTTCTGTATTTTGTTATATTAAGAGGTGAAACAATGTACTATTTTCCTTATACAAATTTTCATGACTTAAATTTAGATTGGATTATTGAATATGTAAAATCCGCTAAAAGTGAAATAGAAGATTTAATAAATCAATTTGAGAACTTAATAGTTCAAACGACCGGCAATTCAACAAATAAGGTGATGAGCCAAAACGCTGTAACGGAACAGTTGAATTATTTAAGCTCCAGAATTAATACCCTTAATACTGCCGTAGAAGAATTGACAGCGAAACTCAATGAGGATATTGCGAATTTAGCAGAATTTGAAACTGAAACAGATTCAAATTTTTCATCTGATAGGCAAAGACTATCAACTATTGAGAACTCTCTTACACGTTTTTATGTTTTTGTTAAACATACTGCAACGGAGGATACTATAAATGTATCGATATCCGAGTTATTAAATTACCGAACCAGAGCTAACGTCCGATATTATATCCAGGATTCTGTCAATAATTTTGTCAGGTATGCATATGAAGCATATTCGCCACAATCAACGACAATGATGATTCAGACTTTGCCCTTTACTAATGAAAATGCCGTCTATCGTGCAACGATTAACATAACATCTGGAGCGATAACATATTCTTCAGTTGGGATTGTACCGATATCTCAATCATCAGGTCAAAGTCAAACATCGGTAATGTCTCAAAGGGCTGTTACAGAATTTGTTAACAATTTAATCCTTTATGTAAAATTTACTATAACTGCCGATACCTCACGGTGTAACTATAGTTTTGATACAATATACAAGCATGTTGCAAATAACCGTTTTGTATACGGTAACGTCAGATTCGTCGAGAAAAATATCGGGTATTTTTGTAGTGTATATGCAGTGGGTTCTGAACGCATTATTTTTAGGGCAATTCCGAGTTATGATAGTAGTCAGTCACTTATGGTGATCTTAAGTTCCTACGATGTGGTTAGTTATACAGAGCCAAATTTAGGTGTTCTTCCCTATTACCCGCGTTTTGTCATATCTTCAGACGGTGAAACAATCCCAGCAACACAGTTGTCATTATTACAAAATATTTGTAATGCTATAGTCGTTAATAATTATTCACCACAAATTTATTTGAATATTACAACGGATAATGTGACTGAACAATTATATGTTGACAGTGCAGACAGTACAGGATATGTTCTCCGAAATAATAATTATATTATTACATATACTTCCACACCGTCAGCAACTATAGAACCCGTTGAAAAAGTGTTTACTTCTTCAGTTACAGGATTCTACCGAATAGCTGTGGGTGCAGAAGCAGGATATAACATATTAAAAATAATCGGGACGGATGTCGATTTAACAAATTATTATATTGTTGACGCTGATATTACGAAGTTAATAGGTGGAGTTTCAACATTAATTTCCGTGTCTCCAGTATCCGGAGTGCCTGTAATATTAATATATTCAAATGGCGTAGCGCTCTCCGGCAGCTGGACTGTCACTTGCAGGCATAAATAAAGCGGGCGAAGCCCGCTTTATTTTTTAAAATGGACAATAATCGTCGTTATTAACAATTGGCATTTTAGAAGCTGTCTGAGGCTCATCGTCCGTTTCATCCGGCTTGATACCCCGGACTATATAGAGCTTATCAATAAATAATCTAAGGTTATAATCTAATGATTTTTTGGGCTTTTCTACGACACCCTCAATAATTACTTCTGCACCTTTAGGAATAAATTGCAGCACATTTTTTAATTGTTCCTTATTACCAATAATATCATAAAATACTGTATTTTTGAATATTTGGCAGGCCAGAGAGTTTGCAACCATAACTTTGGTACTTGTTTTAACCTCGCTCCACTCCTTACACAATCTGCCTTGAATTACTGTTTTGTTATACATTTTTCTTTCTCCTTTAATAATTAATATTATCTATATTTAAAATATAAGATACAAATTAAAATTACCGTAATAATGGTAACTATAAGTAATCGAGCAGCCCAGAATTTCAACAGCTCAATCCATGTAAAATTATTTTTCATTTATACACCTCAATACATTTTTATATATTTTAATAACAATTTTAATAAGTACCCTTTTTCCGCTTCGGCTTCTCCGAAATACACAGCGTTTACAATACTTCGGTATTTATTGCGGAACACCAAGATGTCATATTCATTAAGCTTAAATTCTTTAGGTGCTCCGCTTTTATGTGTCGATAAGTAATACGGCTTTTGTCTGGATTTATGCCGGTATACTGTAATCTCTCCTATTGTTACGACCGGGATATACTCTGCAAGCGGACGTGACACGTCTAAGAAGCTGTCCATATCCTCAAACAGGTTATCAATAGCTTGATTTGCAAACGCTGTATCTTTAGTATATTTGTATAATGCCGTTTTCTTTTTGCGCTCGCTTATTGGTGAATTTAGATATAACGCTATTAGCCGTTCGTGTTCGCGGTCTATTTTCAATTCCTTCTTATTACGGTACATTTCCATTATAGGACTTATCATATTAAGAGTTAAAAAATAGTCGTTATTTAAAATTGTAGAATTGCATATGCTTATAACTCTAAGTGCCGGACGCCCTTCCAATTCCCTATTACGATTGATAGTTTCATAAGCATTGAAGAACGTGAAAGCCTCGCCATTCATGCTTTGCCCCTTTAATGTTTGAGGTATCGCTTCGTCCTGTATTATAAAATCAATGTCCGTCATATCGCCACCGCGGAAATTCGCAAAGGTTGATAAGCTCATCATATATCCGAGACATTCACCCCACGCCTTGCCATCCTCATCGGCATAATAAAAACTATAGCAGTCGTCACCGTTAGGATAAGGTCGAATATCTATCCCTTTATCAGAGTTCAACTTTTTGAAGACGTTAAAAGCTTCTGTGGAAAGCTTCTTAACCTCGGATGCTTTGCGCCGAAGTAATATAAATTTCGTTTTATGATTTAATACTATTGTTTCAAGTATAGTATATGTCTTTCCAATTCCGCGGCCGCCAATTAACCACATAAACGGCAAACCCTTATTTAACAGATATTCAATATCAGGATATCCTGACGGTTGATATAATTTACTTTTCTTTACTCTATCCATCGTATCTTTTCCATATCAAAATAATTTTTTCGTAACCATTCAAGGGATGAATTGCTGATACGTTTCAAAATATCTTCTATATCTATACTTGTACTAAGCTTATACGTTGTTGGAACTATTGCAACATTAGACGATATGTGAAGATTATGCCCGTCAATTTGTAGATCTATGTCCGTATCATTATCATTATAAATAGCCCGTGTCCCTCCGGCTTTACTCCAGATGAACCCGTCTTTGAACTTTTCAATATCGCCGAGTTCTTCTGCGCCGGACGGATTATTGCCTTTTCGGAATTTATTCACCCCCGCCACAGTCACTTTTAATTCTCCGTCCTTAACCTGTGCGTATTTCTTCGCCCCCAGAGTGGCGAATCTTTCGCTTACCCCCTCGTTTTCATATACCCCCATATAATGATTAACTCCCTTTATGTCAACAGCCTTGTATCCCAGTTTTGATGCCTCTGCGACCATTCGTTTATTATACTCAATAGGGTCATGTTTTCCAATGAATTTTACGCTGTCTGTATCACAGTAAACAAAATCACGTCCAACAATCCACATAAACGACTTTAAGTCCTGACGAGCATACGCCGTAACCCACACGCCGACAGCATACGGGAGAAACGGCGACATCTTCATTTTAGCAAGTTTCTCCTCTTTCGTGTCTATAAGATAGTATTCGTCAGTTGAAGAAAGATACGCTATATCATCTTTCAAAGTGTTTTGTACGGTCATACCATACAATGCGTTGATTTTCTTCTTGGATTCCGCATATGCTATTTTATCCTGTCCACCTTTTAACTCAGTCTTTTTTATAAACAAATCAATTACAAGTTGTCTAAATTCCAAAGGTAAAAATTGTTTGAGCGTCTTATAACATTCTATTATTGTTATATCCTGCGAAGCAATGTTATAATCCTCTAATAAAATCATTAAGTCAATTTCTGTTAATGTTGTCTCCAAACTCTCGGCGTATAATATTCGCCCATTATCGAGCAAATAGTTTTTTATGTTCCTACACTTACTGAACGATATATACGGTTGATTCCATTTCTTAAGTTCTACATGTTCCAATCGTACACGGAATACGTATCCGAATTTTTCCGAATTTGATAGTATGGTTTTAATATCATCTGTCGTTTCTCTAAACTTGGTCAGCGGGAATTTTTTATTTACCAGTTCGTAAGGGTATGAGCTTTCGCGGTCATAACTGCCCACATTTTCTAATATCTTTCCAACATAGAAACGGTTAGCGTGAGTATCTCCACCTCTAAACGCTTCACGCAACAATTCAAACACGTGTAAGGTTGGCACTAAACCGCGTAATATTCCGTTATATGGGAATAACACCTTTTTTGCCATACGCCGGACATATCCGGTTGAAGTATACGGGATTGTATTTAGTGTGTCGCCGTTAGCTTTTAACAGCGATTTAATAGCGCATGATAACCCTACAACATCATTTCGCATATAAATTAAATCTTCAGTTTCTATTTCCGTCCAAGGATAACGTACTACGTCGTAATTCATTTCCGTTTTCTGTAATGCTTTAGGAACGTTCATATCTTTCATAAACCGTTCAAGACCTGTTCCCGCAAGCTTGTAACTACAACGAAATTCCACTTTATCCCACACACAGTACAAAGGTTCTCGAACGTCAACTAAAAACACTTCTTTTCGGTCAAACTCATGAATACCCTTTAAAAATTGGAATTCGTGAGCTAAATTGTGAACATATATAATTAATCGTTTCTTCTCTGGAATTATTCGGTTTATTTCGTCAATCACGTTTATGAATTCTTCCCAAGTTCGGCCATATATTACAGGGACTCCCCATATATGCAACTGCCATATATACATAAACGCATGTGTCTCATCTTTGTATTCAATTTTACTCGTTTCTATATCCCATGACGCTATTACTTCCAGATACTTATTAACTGATTTCGTTAATAATATTTTGGACAGTCTCTTCTTTAGCGTCTCCATTAATAAATGCACGTGCAAGCTCCTCCGACGAATATATATCTATTAGTTTTGTGTTCTTCGCCGCCGCCATAAAATCCGCAAACTTATTATATTGAGCCTCTGTAATATTATAATCATGACGTTGAAGCGTCTTAACAGCCTTTTTTCTAATTTGTCGCAGTCCTGCAATACTCGCGAATTTGTTTTTGTATAAATTCTCTGCAATTTCACGATAAAAGGGTAAATCCTCATCTGATATATCCTTAGGGGCTTCTAAATCAAATAATCCGCTTTTAAGTACTTTGTCATAATCCGACCATTCCTTAGACGCTGAAAACCTTTGCTCGCGCTTCTTAAGAATATAATACAATCTCCGGTATTCCTGTCTATCTGTCATTTGTATCACCCTCGGTCATAATGTCTAAACATTCTTTGACTGCCGACAGCTTCGCTTGATAGAGATCAGTTTCCAAACTATTCTTGCAGACGCTATAGTGTCGACGGTACATTATTTCATAATAATTATATAATTTAATCATTTTGTCTGTTTTCGTCATTGTCTAAAACTCCCCATACTAAAACATTGTAGTAGTCGTCAACTCTACATTTTGCCAACCCTGACTTACTATTAACACATTCATATATTGAGTTTAATTCCTCTTGATGAATTCCGCCTTTTAAAAAATGAGAGTATATAGTGCCGTCTGACGCGCGAAATGTTATAACATCATTACCGTTCATAAACTCAATTCCGTGAGGTGCTAATAATACCGTTTTACTTCCTATGTGATAATCTAATACGCAGTAGCCGATTGCACCGTATAACAATACGGTGTAATACCCTGTACATTCATCATCCACTGCATAACTCCGATATATAAAATAATCTTCACATTCTTTATTTAATCGGTCGATTTCATCCCACGTATGAAGCTCAAAGTCATCATCCGTACCTAACGCTTCTTTAAAGTGTTTGTATTCGTTCATGATTCTATCCTCCTATGAACTATTCCTTATCGTGATTATAGTATAACAAAATATTGTGTCTCTGTAAGATATAAATTGTAAATGATTGATACTAATTGTATTGAATTTGTGTTAAGATGTAGTTAGCATATGCTAACTATAGTAATTGTGAATTTCGTTAAATTTTTAACGAAGTGTGGCAACGAAGTGTGGAACGGTAATTATGAATATTTTTATGGTGAATTGTAAAAAGTGTGTGAGGTTTTGTAATATTAACAAATTGTTCATGAAGTTCATGGGAATTTCATTTTGTTCACAATTTGTTAATAATCG